TAATAAAATAGTACAAGGTGATAAATATTCCGCTTATCACTATGCAACTAAAGCAGAGCAATCCGCAACAACAGCATCATCAGCCGCAATAACATCAAAAACCAATGCGGATATAGCTACAAGTAAAGCAGAAGAGGCTATACAGGCAGCTAATAAAGCTAAAAGCCTAGCAGATGGAGAAGTGGAGTATGCAAAAATACTTCATGTTCCAACGGCTAATACACAAACTAAAGGTATTACATTACTCACAAATGATACTGGATTAGATAGCGAAAGCCTAGGTTTAACCGCAAAAGCCGGGAAAAAACTAGCGCAGATGATTGCAACGGTGCAAACATCACTAACGAAATATCTTCTTATATCTAAACTTTCATCCAGTATTAATTCAACAAGTGAAAATGATGTTGCGACAAGCCTAGCAGTAAAAAAAGCGTATGATAAAGCCGTTGAGGCCAACAATAATGCAGATAACAAAGTTCCTAAAAGTGGTGATACAACAATAAATGGTACATTGAGAGCTGCAAATCCATCAGGATGGAGTGCTTTCCAGTTTGGGGCATCTCAAGGGTATTGGCAATTAGAGGTTCATCCTAATTCGCATGAAGATGCGAATCGCAGATTTAATATGCTATTCATTCCTAATACTGGAAAACGTGTTTATCTAGCATTTCCAGCAATATCAGAAAATGGCGATACTGTTGCATACAGAAGTTGGGCGGTTGATAAATCAGGCGATACGATGACAGGTGATTTGTCATTAAAAAAAGGTAATTATAGTGGACTAAATCTATACAATAATGATGGTTATTATGTTCGAATTGAGGGAAATCCTCACAATGACAATAACTTATTGAAATTAGTTTACCGCACACCAAAGGGCGAAAACATCGCTGTTGCAACTTTACCTAAAAAAAATGGAGTTATCGCTTATGCTGGCGATGTTGTGTCAAAAAGTGGCGATAGTATGTCAGGGACACTATCATTTTCTGGTGCAACAGATAGCTATAGGATTGGTAGTTATACGTGGCGCATGCCTATTAAATTCTCTGGCGACGCAGTTATCGGCAATGAAAAATGCGTAATTGGATTTAACAATAACGGCGCTTTACATTTAGGTGGTTTACCTGACGCTAGTCAATTTAACGCTACATTAGATGGCGAAAAATTTTGGGTGGCTGGCGACGTTAAAACGGCGTTAGGTCGTTCACTAAATAAAGCGCATCAAAATTATTTTAATTTTGTAAGTGTTAAACAATCAGACGGGCTTGGCGGGTTACACATCAATAGACAAGATGGGAAAAGCGCAAGATTTGAGTACAATAATGGCCGCTTTAAGCTATGGAATGAGGGAAAATATGATATGTATTTTCCTGATAAGGGCGGTACATTAGCTCTAACTTCTGATGTTGTTTCTGATGTTCGGTTAGGGGCGTTGGTAACAAAGAGACTTTTCCGTGACTTAAATTCAGAAGGTGCGGTTGGCGCTGGCTATATCGTAACTGGATTCAGAGACATTGGCGATAGATTTGACAATGCAACAGGTGTTTTCAGACCTATCCAAAAACATATAAACGGACAATGGATTACAATTTCTAACGCTTAAAGGATATACATAATGCAATACATTAAGAAATTCACTCCTTACAATCCTGAAGTTAAACCTTTCGGGGAAAGTGCGATTTATCTTAAAGATGAAAATGGGCTAGATTGGTATGAATCACAATCTCAATTCTCAGTGAATACGCTTAAAGTAATGTTTGATGATAGTGGGCTGATTATTTCAAGTTCTCGTGATGTATCATCGCTTTTTCCACTTGATTGTGGCGTGCTTGAGATTGACACTAAAGAGGATAGCTTAAATGGCTTATACGTTATCAACGGAAAATTTGTAAACATTCCTAAACCAAGCGAATTTCACCAATGGAATGGGGTTGAATGGTTTATCCCGGCTGAGAAAAAAGCTGAATTAATCAGAAAGCAAAAAGATGATATTCGAGCAGAGATAAATGCAAAACGTGATGCGTGCGTAAATGGCGGTGTTTTCGTTCCGGCAATTAATAAATGGGTTGATACAGATGATAAAGGCCGCAGTACGTTGGTTGAGATTAAGGCTGATTTTGACTTAAACGGAAAGGATAATACCTATACATTAATTTGTGCGGATAACACTGCTCAAGTGATTCATTTTGAGGAATTTAAGGCAGTATGGAGCGCTGCAAAAACACTCAAAGAGAAAATGTATGAAAATGCCTATATGCACAAACTGCTATTAGAGCAATCAGCTAATCCGAAAGATTATAACTGGTCATCAGGCTGGTCGAAAACGTATCAAGAGCATTTGGAGGGTAAATAATGGTTAGTGAAGAGAAAGTAAAAAAATGGTTTTACCATGTCATTATTGCAATCGATCAGTTGTTTAACGCTATCACTGGTGGCGCTGCTGATGAAACATTGTCAAGCCGTGCTTATCGAGGCGCAGTATTATCGGAGCATCCTCGCAAACGATGGCGTGTAATTCATATATTGATCAATGCGGTATTTTTTGACCGCAATCACTGTAAGGATTCCTATTTCAGTGAGGTTTACCGCCGACAATATACCGATGATTTTCAACAAGAGGCCGCTAAATAGCGGCTTTTTTTTCATTCTTGGGAGAATATATGTCAATTCTAGGATCAATGTCTGATGCGTTAAGAAAACAGCCTAAAGCGCCAACTATTTCGCCAACGCCTGAGAAAGATAATTCTCAAACAATGGCGGGGAATGTTGCCAATATTCTAAATGGCAATTCATTATTGATGAATAGTGCGGTGGCAAAAGGGGAGAGAATTGCGGCTAATCGAGGCTTGCAAAACTCTACTATTGGCGCTGAGGCGGCGCAACGTGCAATGCTCGATGCGGCAATGCCAATCGCAAGCCAAGATACTCAAAATGCTTTTACTGAAAAGCAAACTCGATTACAGGCTGATTTAAATTATCAAAATCAAAGTCGTTTAAATCAAGCACAAAATCAATTCGCCGCATCACAAGCGGAGCTTGATCGTGGTCATCAACGTGGAATGGCTCAGTTGCAATCTGATTTAAATTACAGTAACCAAAGCCGTTTAAATCAGGCTCAAAATAAATTTGCGGCATCGCAAGCGGATCTTGATCGTGGTCATCAACGTACTTTAGCTCAATTACAATCAGACTTGAATTACAACAATCAAAGTCGATTGAATCAAGCTCAAAATCAATTTACCGCATCACAAACAGCATTAGACAGAAGTTATCAACGTGATTTAGCTAATTTAAATCATGCGAATGAAATGAAAAATCTAAATGCTCAAGTATCAGCGAACACTATCGGCAAATCGATTGATTTTACAATGCAGATCACGAATAACTTTGATGCGCAAATTGCTGCCGTGTTGAATAACACTGCAATGAAAGCCGAGGATAAGCAAAAGGCTATTACAGAGTTGAAAGCCAGCCGAGATTCAGAGCTTAATTTTATGTCAAAATTCATGCAAGGAATCCCGACAACGAAACAAAATTGGGCATCGTTCCCTAATCTTGGTGTACCAACAATCGGAATTAAATAAGGAGGCTAATTATGTCATTTTGGGATAGTGCTTGGAGTGCAGTTAGTGATGCAGCATCTTGGCTTGGTGATGCGGCTAGTTCTACCGCAGATTGGATGAGCAACAACAAAGAGGCAACAAACCTAATTGGTTCAACCTTGCTTGGTGTTGGTAGTTATTTAGCTCAAAAAGAGGCTAATAAAGACTTAATGAAACAACAACGAGAGCTATTGAATATGCAAGATCAATTAAAATCGCAATATTCAGCAGTGCCGGATGTTGATATTTCTTACAAAACTTTAACCGTTGATAATTCTCCAGGCTTGGCAAACGGTGGAATTTTAACGGAAATGCAAAGTAAATTAGAACGTAAAAATAAAGGCGTTTAATTATGGCTCGATCAGAATCTAAATCAATTAGCGATAGTTTTGGCGAAAGCATGGAGCGAGCCGGCTATGAGCGTGCTAATGATAGCCGAGGCGGTTGGCAAGAGCATGAGAGCAGCGATAACTACGAAAGCACGACAGACAGAATGAATCGTCATCTTGATTCGTATGGTAAAAATAACGGATATACCAACAACTTCAACAATACCTTTAGAAATGGTGGTTTTAGTGGTGGTAATCGTTTAAGCAGCGAAAGTGGTTTTGGTGGGCAAAGTGCTATTAGTAAAAGCGTTAATTCTCACTATCAAAGCAACGCTAATAAATCATTGAGCCAATACAATAATCCAGTTGTTGATCAAAAAAATCTCACGGGTGGATTATTTGGTAAAGGTGGTGTGCAAGCGCCGTATTCGCCAAGACAAGATTGGGAGAATGTAAACTTTTTCACTTCTCAAGATCGTTTAAAAGATATTGCTCAACATAATACCAAGGCAAGTTTAGATACTGAGGCTAAAGGGAATATTGTTGGGAATCATATTAGCACAATGGCTGGTTCATTCCTTGAGCCAACATCACTTCCAACCGCTATCGCAAGCGGATTAGGTCAGTTGGCTTTATCTAAAGCGGGGTCTATCGCCGATAAAGTGACTAATCAAAGTTCACCATCTCTTGATAAACTTACGCCGTCACAAAAAGCCGCTTATGCGGTTGAATCTCAGAAAGTTAGAGATGCTTATCAAGAAGATATGAGCAGTCCTGGCTCTAAGTTTATAGGAGGGTTGCCAACCGCAGCGGGGATTCTTGGTGGCGTTGTAACTGGCGGTCTTGGCGGTTCATTTTTTGGAGCTGCTGGAAACGCAATAGCGAATAGTCAGAGACACAAATCAGCAATGGAATACGCTGGAAATAAATTAAACTCCAACGTGATCAATAGCGAGCTTGAGGAAGAGGCTGAAAAATCTAAACAAGGTTGGAAAGATTGGGCAGCTATGCGAGCAATGGCGGGGAATAGCGAGCCAATAGAAAGCCAAGGCATTTTAGACAGAATGCAAAAACAACTTGGCGCTAATAATGGCACTAAATCAAGCGACAGTATGGTTTACAAAATTCCTCAACTTGTAAACCTTTGGAACAACATTTCAATCAAATAAAAGGATTAAAAGATGGGTATTCTAGATTCAATGGCTCAACAAACTCAAGGTGGCAATCAAGATGTTATGGCTCAAAGTCAGCCTGGTGGTATGATGCAAAATCAGGAGCAACAAGGCGGCAAAGCTCAAATGTATAAAATGCTAATGGAAAATTCCGTTAATGCTATCG